AGCTTCTAACTCAGATGTACGAGCTTCTATTTGAGACTCAGACATATCTTGCTTTTTAGACTCTACTTCTTTTACAGCTTGCTGATATTTTTCATTTGTAAGCTCTTGTATTGATATAGTTGGCCCACCCATCTTAGCAACCATATTGGCCATTTGCTGCATTGTTTGTATTTGATTTCTATAGTTTTTATTAACTACTTCTGGTGGGTATTTATCTAATATGCTTTGCTTTCTTTTATTTCTATTATTTATTCTTTTTTCTATATCTTTTATTCTTTGATCTCTAGTGTTTTTATTAAGACGCTTATCATTTAAAGTTTTATTTATTAGCTCTTGATCTTGTAAATTAGATTTATTTATACGTAATAAAGTTGTTTTTTCAGTAGAATCTAATAAATCTATTCTTTTTATATCCGTGTTAGTTATATCAGCAAACTGAGTGATTAACTGCACATGCTCTGATTCTAATTTGTTTATTTGTTCTTCACGCTCTTTTTTACTTAAGTCTCTAAACATAGGACCAAAGTTTTTTAAATCAGATAGTTTATTAGTGACGTCATTTAAAGATACAGCGATGTTACCTAATAAAGCGTCATTACTTCTAAATGGAGCCATCGCGTTAGCAAATACTCTAGGTGATTGTAGTGTTGCAGCAAAAGCGGCACCATTAACAAAAGATTCTTGAGTTCCATCAAACAAGCTAACAGTTTTATCTCCATTCACGTATATATCAGCCATGTTGCTACCTATTTGTGCAAAAACCTCAGACGCACCTTCAGCAAACCACTCTGCCCCTACCCCAAGACTACTTTTAAAAGCTCCTTTTAAACCTTTTTTTGTAAAAAGATGAGAAATATGATTAATTATACCTTGTCTAACAATAGGCTTAGATGTAGTTGTTAAAGCTTTCATTGTTCTTGAGAATATTCTACCAGTTACATACTCAGAGGCGCCTTCAACAAAACCAGTAAATCCAGCATTAAGAGATATTTGGCCGTAACTTAAGTCTTGACCGTATAATCCTCCTGATCTTTCATATAAATTTTTTTCATCTTCTAACTGTTTGTATTTACCACCGGCACTATTGAGCCCTAATAAAGGTAAAGCGTAACCACCAGTAGTTGCTATAGTCATTAACACTGGAACTTGGCTAGTGCCATGAGATATAAAATATTCAGCCCAATCAGCTCCATCGCCGTTAGATTTTAAATCTTCCCAAGACAAAGGCTGTTTAATTCTTGCGCTTGAAAAAGCCATGCTTTCATCAAAGTTTTTTTGTAAATTATCTACAATACTTATTTGTTCACCAGTATCTATATCTCTACTACCTGATATTCTAGCTAAAACAGCATCGTCGTCAAAAAGTTGACCTCCAACTGGAGCAAATAACGCTGCTTTTAATTCTTTAGCAAGAGCAGCACTTTCTTTGTTTGGAACAAAATAATCTACAAGAGCGTCTGTAAATCTATCTTGAATATCATAAATGCCTTTAAGCCCTTGTGCAAAGTTTAAAGCAAAGCCACCAAAAACTTCATTACTTTTTAAGCTCCACCATTCAGCGTCGTCAAAAGCAGATAAAGTTCTTAGGCTTTCTTTATGTGCTAAATTTAAAACTAAATTATCATCATAAAGATCATCTAGTTTATTGTCAATTTCTTCATATTTTTTAGCAAATGAATTATATTGACTATAAGCATTTTTTCTTTTTTCTAAAATAACATTATACTCGTCAATTAAACTTTTTCTTTCTTGTTCATATATATTAAACTTTTCAAATTCATTTTTTTGATAAGTCTCTACTTCTTTGCTAATACTATTTATTTGGTTTTGTATATCATCACTGTATTTAATTAACTCTTTGTTAGCTAATTTAACTTGACTTTCTTTAGTTAAATCATATTTGTTTTCTATTTCTTTTCTTTTTTTGTCTAATAATGATTTATATTCTTCTTCTGTTTTTGGAATAGGTATATTGCTTTTTTCGTATTTAGCGTATATATCATTTATTCCTTTTTGAATATGAGAAGTATCGTAAATAGTTTCTCCATTTTCGTTTTCAGTAAATTTTATATTATGTTTTTTGTTTAGCTTATTTATATCAAGTTGATTTTTTTTAAGCTGAGCGTCATAATTAGTAATTTTTTCTTTTAAAGGATTAGAAGCTTTATTAAGAATTTCTTTTTGATTATTAAAATTTTCAATGTTAGTTTGTTTTTCAATACTAATATTTTCAAAAATCTTTTTTTCTGTAGTTTTAGTAGCGTCGCTTTGATCTTTGCCACGTTCAGCAAAAATTTTATCTAATAATGCTGTTTTATTTGATTGGTCAATGTTTTCAAAAAGATAAGTAGAATAAGCTCTATATTTATCTGAATCATTTAATTTATTTATTTCTTTTTTCTTCTGCTCTTCACTTAGATCTTGATTATTATTTATTTTTTTACGCTCTATCAAATACTGATCCATAGCGTTTTTATTTTTATTATTTATTTCTATCCATCTTGGGTCATTAAAATAATCTCCTTTTTTCCAGGTTTTTTCGTTAAATTCTTTTCCTAATTCATTTTTAAATTGAGCATGTGATATATTTCTAACAGTTTCTCTTACTGGTAATTCATCAACCTGCTGTTGCTCGTTAAATTTTATTACATCGTTTAATCCAAACTTTGTAGTAATACCTCTAGCTGGAAGGCGAGCTTGTATAAATTTATGAAAATCTTCAGAGCCATATATTTCTTCATAACTAGTACTAGATTTAAAATTTGGATCATAATACTCACTCATAAGACCAGGCATTTCTGTAGTTTTATGTTTAATATAATCTTCAAAGTAATTTATACCAGAGCCATAATTTGATATTATATCAAAATATCCTTCATCTTTAGCTTGTTGTATTAAATTATTTTTTTCTATACTTTTTCCTTCTTCATCTTTGTCATTAGAAATTTTATTTATTTTTTCATTTGACATAACTATTGAATCGCTAACAACAGTATCTCCAATTTCTTCAAGCTCTTCTTCAAGCGTTTGTTTACTACTTTTTTTTGAAGGATCGTAGTTTTGATCAATGAAATTTCTAATTTTTTTATCTCTATCTTTATCACTCAAAAGAACTCTAATAGAATTATCTCCATAGCTAACTTCTACTTCTTGAGCCAGTATATTAGTTTTATTAAACCTAAAACCAAGGTCATAATATTCGTCTGAAAGATTTTGAGCAAAAGTTTCTTCGCTATCAACTGGTATATTACCTAGCGCAGATATGTTGTTACGTCTTTCTAGCTCTCCTTTGTTAATATCTGCTACACCCGCAACAATATTAGTAGGATAATTTTTATATAATGGATTTTCAATTACAAAAGAATCTACGCCCATATTAGGCGCATGTGAAACTACGTTTTCAACATTAGATGGACCTATATCTTCTTTTTTTTCTTTTTTTAATATTTCTTCAGGCTTATTAAAAACTAGAGGTAATTGTGAGTCCGATAAAGTATTTTCCGAACTGGATTCCGTATTTTCTTGTTGATTGTTTTGGGGCTGATTTGCCCCTTGAGACTTTCCCGGCTGAGGAATATTATTAAAATCTATAGCGTTGCCTGACTGGTCAAACACTTGTTTGTTATTTGTTTTTGCGTTATTAAAAAAGTCATCTTTCTCTTCTTGACTATTAATAACATATCTTCGTTCATTACCATTTTCGTCTTTAATGGTATAAAATTCTCTTTCCATAAACTGTTTCGTTAGTTACCCGTTAATATTATAATTTCATGCCAGGCTTATATGCTATAGCCTGAGGTGTGTATTGGTTATTGCTTTGTGTAGACTGTGGTGTATATTGATTCATTTTTCTATCTCTTTGAATCTGCGGTGATAAATTAGTGTAATGATTATTAGATAAAGAATTAGTAAAATAATCTGTTAACATGTTTTTAAACATTTCTTCATCTTTAGAAATATTATTAAATATAATATCAGCATCTTCTGATGTTATTTTATTATCAGCTGGAGTAGGATCTACTATCATATCATCTGTTACACCAAGATCTTTATATGTTCCCGCTGTTAAAGCTTTTTTAAAATCATTTTTAAACGTTCTATTACCTATTATAGTATCATTAGCTAGCGAACTTATATTGCCAACAGATACTAGATTATCATAAACATTTTCTCTAATTTTATTTTGATTAAACTCTGAAAACTCAGAAGACTGTATTTTTGAAGCATTAGCTATAATATCATCTCTCATTATATTAAACTTTTTAATACTGTCTTGGTCTAGTTGAACTGACTTTATTTTCTGCTGTATTTGACCAGCTGTCATAAATTCACCGTCAATAAGGTAACCTAATTTTTCACCTTTGTTAATTGGTTTATTTTTTTTATTTATTATATCTAATAATTGAGGCCCTAAATTTCCTAATTGATTATAACTGTTTTCAGTAAAAGAAGAACTATTAGTTAATGCATCACTTATTTCGCCAATAAAATTTTCATTAGTAACTATATTGTTGGCATACTTAGTAATTTCATTATTTATTTCACCTTTTTTATTATTATCAGATTTTAAATACTCTTCTTTTTTATTAGCTATATAAGTATTAATCTGATCTTTTTCATTTTTATTTGGACCAGGATCACGCTCTTTGCTAATATTTATTTGTTTAACAAAACTTTCGTATTGACTAAGTTGACTTTGTGGTACGTATTCTTCTTCCATTGTTATAATATTTTACAGACCTACAGCGCTTCCTAATAAATCACCAGCTCCACCTATAGCGTCAGATATACCTTGCTCTTGATCTCTAGCCGCTTGATCTGTAGCGGCCTGGGCTGCAGTATATTGCTGGTTAGCCATATCCATTAATGTACTTTGTTTTTTCATTTCTAACTGTTGAGACATTTGCTCCCCAGTAGCTATTTGTTTATCAACTTCCGCTTGGCCTCTAGCTTCAGCTTCTTGAAGTTTACCTGCCATCGCAGCTTCAGATTTTTGATTAGCGGCTTCTTGCGCTCCTATACTAGCAGAAGCTTTTTGCGCTGCTATTTGCCCTTGTTTTGCTAAAGTTTGAGCTAAAGCAGCTATACCACTACTACCAGCGGCTCCTCTTAAACCACTTAGTACATTAGCTTGGCTTTGTGCAAATTGTTGAGACTCAAACTCTGCTTGCTGTTTATTAATAGTTAAATCTTCCATTGTATTTTCTAAACCAGCATATTGATTTATCAATCCTTCAAATGGATTACTAGTATCTACATTTGAATATACCTCTTTCATTCTATCGTATTCTTCTTTAGCAGCCTGCTCTTCTTTTTGAGCCTCGCGCTTTCTTTTACCAGCAGAAATGCCTTGATATATACCTGAAAAAATATCTCCTAATCCCATAATTATTAATTGATTTTTACTATAATATAGTTACATTTTTTACTTATTATTTACTACTTTCGCTTATTTCAGTAGAAACAGCAAACAGCTCAGCTCTATCTTTATCGTCATTTTTAAATTGCATTTTAGCAAAGTAGCCTAGTAAAGAAGTTATATTTATTTTATTTTTTACAAAAAACACAAAGTCATTTATTGACGGTGAAGGCCCACCGGTATTAAAAACATTTATTACTAAAGTTGTAGTCTCTGTACCATCATCTAAAGATGTTGTGTTATCTATACTTGCTACATCTCCTAATCTAGCGCCGGCACTCGCTTGTTGAAAACCAGAATTAGACACTATGAGACTCTTGGAGTAAACTTCGTCACCAACTTGTAGTGAAGTGTATTGATTTCTAGGTATTTGTATTGTCCACGTTTCCATAATTTTTTATTTAAGTTACCGTTAAAAAGTCTGATGAATCTAAAGTAAACGTAACATCTGCTGTTCCAAATTTTCTAATTACAACATCTCCAGTTACAGTTGCTATAGTATTTGATGGAGTTCCTGAGCGAGCTATTGCTATATTAACTATTTCTATTATATTTCCATGGTTAGTAACGCTTTGATCCCAGTTAGAATTAGCATCAGTCATAGACCATGTTGGTACATTAGCTGTTGAAAATGTAGTGCCAGCTGTATCTGTTACTGTATATACGTAAGTAAAACTAATTATATCAACTATTTTTTTCATATGCCTTAGTTGACTAGGAGTTTTATTAGCGTGTCCTTTTAATGAGATAGTAGTTTGCGATGTTACATCATAAGTGTTTCCGCTTCCATCATCATCAGTATTTATTGTTATTGTCGGTCTTATGTATTGATTAAAAACAACTTGCGAAGACGGTGGTTGGGTTATACTTGAGTTCAAGGTAGTATTTTCGCCAGGATATATATTTAAATTATATGATTCATTAGATGATATAGTAGGAAAATTTTGTATAAATTCAAAAGTACCGTATGCTGACTTAGTTTTAGCTCCTTCTAAAGTTTTGTTAACCCCTCTTATTACTCCAGCGTTACGATCTAATATATCAGCGTTTGCTAGATTAGTATCTATTATCGATGTGCTGTCGCTATTTTTAATTAGCGTTAAATCAAATTTTGCACCTACATCACCTATTACTTTTATATTTTTATTACCACCAATAAATGCTACTTCGGTGCCACCAACTATAATTTGTTTTATTTCTTTAGTTGTATTTGCAACAACACCAGTGTAGCTTATTAATACTTGAGCTTCTGAAAGCTCTGTAATACTAAACTCACTTATAAACATTATTTTATAAACCCACTCTTTGACCGTGTCTGTTTCACCGTCTCTTCTAGTAATAGACTGTAATTGTAAAGAAACAGAACCTGAAGGCATGTTAACTAATTCAATTGTAGGCGCATTTATAAAATTACATATACTAGGAGAATCATCTGCCGTAACAGTTAAAGTACCTATTTGTGCAAAGTAATCAGCTGTTACACCAGTAGCACTTAACGTTGTAGTAATAGTATCAGTACCAGTTGGTGTTGATGCTGTAACCGCTGATCCAAAGCTAGCCACTACAGAGCTGCCATTTAAATTTTTAACTGTATCATCTATAAAATCTATATTAAAATCTATATACCGCTTGTCAGTAACAGGTCTAGCATGTCCTGTAAAAGGAACATTTATACTATTTAACTCTGATGACATTGCAAATAAAATAGAAAAAGTAAAAGAAACTGTTACAGTATTATTGACTTCAGCAGCAACAGCAGTATCAGCAAATGTTATACTTGAAAATTGACCTGGTAAAGTTGTAGGTGCAGAAAAATCTGATGCTGAAACTGTAAACCCATCATTAGGAGTAATAGTAAAACTACCACCACTAATCATGTTTTGACCCATGATACTAGCGCTTGGATCTTCTGTAAAAGTAAAAGTTGATACTGTAAAATTTATTGCCATAATTATTCTGGTGTTTGTGGATAATCATTACCATCAGCATCTGTAGCTTGTGCCGTTGTTTCTTGTTGAGGCGTAAAGCCAGTTGCTACAGGAGTCGCTAATATAAAACCTAAACCCTGAGTGTTTAAATTTGATACATTAAATTTACTGCCATCTAATTCATCACCTCCTTTAATATAATTAAACCATTTACCTTCTTTTTCTACAAAATCAGGAACAGAGCCTTTTTGTAAATCTGTTTCTATACTTTCAACACTCCAGCCTTTTTTAGTAGCTGGTAAATTATAAAACTCTCCGTCATTTGCTGTTATAGAATTACCAGCTGAATCTTCAACACTTTCTGTTGTAAATTGATTTATTTTACCTTGAGTTCCTTCGTAATTAACTGTTTTAAAAGATTTAATTGAGCTAGCTGATTCATTAAATAATACATCTATAGTAGAAGGCGTATGTGTTCCATAAAAAACATTATAATTACTAACAGGAATATTTTCAACAAGATCTGTAGCAGCATAATGTTTATATATTTTATTTTCATTAGTAGTATAATATCTATCTGTAACGTTAGTAGAAGACGTTGGAATAAATGATTTAAAACTTATCCAACCTTTTGATTTTTCATTAAAAGAAATAGTTTGATCACCAGACGGTGAAACCGTATTACTTCCTCCAAACTTGTCCCATCTTAATAATGTTAAATTATACTCATCATTAACACCATCAAATGAACCTAAAATGTTAGTATGGTATTTTAGTTTTTCTCTAAAATATCCTTTCATACCTACGTCTGATATAGGCGTTAAACCATCTCTTGATAATCTTAATACAGCACCTCTTTGCTTGTCTGTAAAATACATCCTATAAGCGTCGGTAGCTAAAGATTCTGGATTTTTTGATATACCATAGTCGCCTGCAAATGGCATAGCTGTTCCTAGAACTCTACTAGTAGCAGTTAATTGAGCTTTACCGTCAGCATTAAATAAAGCATCTTTACCACTTGATAGAACTTTTAATACTTTATCTTCAGTAAAAACTACAACATCATTATCTCTAGCTTTCATAGCTTGTATAGAGCCGTAAGTAGTATTTAAATCTTTAGTTATTTTATTAGCCATATTAAACTGATTAAGCTCATTAGTGCTTGACGTAGAGTTATATAAGCCTGAGTATATTATACCACTAGTTTTTTCTTCTTGTCCATACTCTAAAAAAGTTGAAGAAACTTTAATACCATTATCTATTTGAGGAGCGTTAAAATCATCTCTTATTCTATCAGATTCTACACCATTACCAAACGAATAACAATTAAACCAACCTAATTCTACTGGAAGAACATAAACATCTTTCCTTAAAAAGAAAGTACCTGTTACATCAATAAACGTAAAACTAGAATCACCATCAGATTCTAAATTTTGATTTAAAAATATAAGCCTATTGTTAATTGTATCTGTTATTTGTGTTATAAATGTTCCATTATTAACATTTGCTCCAGTAACTTGCATGCCAGCGGTTACGTTGCTAGCATTAGAGTCTGAAAGTAAAATAGATATAACATTATTAACGCCACCTCCAGATATAGTATACCTGTCCGATGGTATTGCTAAAGGCGCAGTAGTGCTATTAACTATTTTAGCATGATCAGATATTCGCGCTTTAGTTACTAAATCATCTTTATGTGTAAACGAAACAAAATCATTAATAGCAGCACATACTCCATCGCTTAAGCTATTTCCTTGAGTTAGGTCAGTTGTTAAGTTTTGGCTTCCATTTCTTTTAACAGTAATAGCGTTTTCATTTATAGTGCTATGAACATAAGGATTACCAGTTAAAATTACTGGCTGATTGTTTCTAGCTCCAACAGAAAACTTAGCTGCGTTTTCTTCAACTGTATGAGCACCAGTATAATCTATAATATTAGTTTCATCTAAGTTTATTGGTAAAGCTCTACTAGCTTCATAATATATATCTAATCCTAAATCTTCTTTAGGCTCTGTTTCAAAACAAGCTGCTGATGTAGCTATAGAATCTTCAGATAAACTTTGAACAGCAACTCTCTCAACTATTTCAATAGCCATGCTACCACGTCCGTTATGCTTTATTACACCTCTAGGATCCCAAACTGTCTTATCTAAACCTACACTATTATCATCATCTCGATGGAATCTAACTATTATTGATGTTCTATCTGCAAAATCACTAGTATTGTTATTAAAGTTTTTGCTTTCTATAGTTACGGGCCCGTTAACAAGTCCGAATCCTAAACTATCACTATTTGTTTGTTGGTTTATAAAAAAAGTTCTATAAACTACTTGATTAGGATCGTCTGCAAATCTAAACAAAGTACCAGGAGTTTGCATTTTAGTTTTAAAGTAAGAACTAGAACCAGTAAATCCGTTTGGACCTATAACAGAAAAAATCATTTGACCTTCAGTTCCGTTATTAAACGTTCCATTAGAAAGTCCAAAATGATGATAATTACTTGTATCACCGTCAACAACTTGCATAGAAGTTCCAAAGTTAAAAAAAGGCATTGCGTCGCTACCATTAGTACTTTCTAGACCAAACCCACTAAACGCTGTAGCTCCATCTATAAATATATCTGCGGTTCTATTTGGATCACTAGACCAGCCAACCCAAAAAGCATCTGTTAAAGCCTCATCAGAACCAAAGCTGTTAGCGGGTTGATTTTGAAAATTTCCACTTAATAAAGCGTCTGTAAATACATCATTGTCACCATAACCGCTCCAAGTTTCAGTTTCATAAAGCATGTCGCTTGCATAATCATTAGTGTTGTAAGCAGGGTTTGTTACTAAACTACTTATAAAAGCTACTTGAAAAGAACCTAGAACTTGATATTCACCTAATGAATCGCTTAATACTTTATTTTTTAAAACAGCGTCTTTAGCTATTTTTACAAAAAACTTACCATCAAACTCTGGTTTATTTTCTACAACAGCATCTCTAAGCTGTACGTGATATTCTACTTGCTGAGCTGTTGAATCTATAAACGCCTGTACTGAATCACCTGCAGTTCCTATAGTACTAGCATCTGGTAATTGCAATTGTATTTTTTGATACATAAAAACATCAGACAAAGTAAACGGATCTCTAATGCCAAATCCATACTCACCACCATTATTACCACCTTGTATTATTCTAGTAACTTTTCTAAATGGACTAAATGCTTCATACTTAGTTCCATCAGTATCTGTAAACGTACCAACTATTCGTAACATTGGTGTCCCTCTAAATGTTAAATCATCTAAATATGGAGTTTCGCCATTGTCATTTGGCTCTGCTGATTCTAATAAAATTCTATCAATACCACTTTGTGAGTCTACTAAACCATCTGATATTATATTGTTAGGATGTGCGTTTGTTGGTTGTAATACCGCACCAGAACCATCTTCTCCAAAAACATGCTTAGGAGCCATTTTTTCTTTAGGAAAATCATTATTGCTAGTTTTAATAAAGTCTGGAGCTTCGTTTTCTATAGATAATATTTTATATCTAGCTTTTTCTTCAACTGCATTTTGACTACCATGTTCATTTTTTAGTATTAAATAATCTCCTTCTTGAACTTTATTTCTATCAGCTGAATTAAAAGCTAGCCACACGTTGTCATCTGACGCATCATACCATCTATTTAAAACTAAATTATAATATTCGTTACTAGTTTCTTTAACATAGTATTTAAGATATTTCATCCAGTCAGAGCTAACCGGATCATAATTTTCCCATCTTGGTTTTACTTTAATTTTGTTAGAAAATTTAGATAAACTTTTTTCTATTTTTGTAGTGTTTGGAACAACTTCAAAAGTACCATCGTCTTTATTAATTTCATAACCACTTGATATAACTGGAGTTTCTCTACCAAACTTATCACCAATAACTACACCTAATTGATAACTTCTTAAAGATTTTACAGATTTTTTTGGTGTAGGAAAAGATACTGGTTGTGATATTGTTGATTGAATTAAACTAACTTTAGATTTCATATCGTAGCCTTGAACGTAGTTTCCGTATAAAATTCTATTACTTGATATACCTTGAGCTCTTGCATACCTTGGAACATTATCCCAAGATCTAAGAAGTTGAGTTTCTTCAAGAACTTTGTATATCATTTCAGAAGTTATAGTAAGAGAACCTCTTTCATTTATACCATCAACGTTAACATTTTTCCATTCAGTATCTATACCTCTTGTTAAAGTTTTAACAATATATACGTTAGCATTGTCTGTAGTTTTCCAAAGTATATCTATAGCTTTTACGTCTAAAGGTCTTGAATATACAGTTGGAATAAAGTCTTTAATAATTATTTTTCTAGCAGTATTTGCCATACCTTCATTAAATCCTTTTTGAGGAGTATATTCAAACGAACCAGGCAAAAATGCTAATTCTGACCAAGGAGAAAAGCTTGAGCATTCATTATCTTCGTATTTATATCTATATCCAAGTCTACCAAACTTTGTTTCAAATAAAGGTTTTTTTACTTCTAACGTAACTATCCAATTAGTAGGATCGTTTGAATCACTTAAATCAGAGTCTACAAATAGTATTTCAACATCAGCGTTATTTCCGTCAGACTCAATAACTTTACCTCTTACAACAACTGGCGGCTCTACATTTTGGGCTGTAAACGTAAATATATCATCTTCTTGATAATTTACAAAATCTGCAAAACCTATTACTTGAATATCACCTACTTCCGGAACATTGTTATCTATAACAAATTGATGTGTTAGTGGAAACTCTAATATTGCTTCATCTCTTTCTATAATTGACATTTCAATATTAGGTGGTAAAAGAGGAGCTTTTTTAATTGTAGTTATGTTTTCTAGTTTTATGTCAGAGCTTTGATAAGTATAGTTTGTATCAGTGTCTAAAAGCTCAATATCTTCTACATCAATTAGTTCTTTTGTAACTGGATCTTTTACAAATAATTTAGTATGAGTTTGACCGTCATTAGCCGTGCCACCTATGTTAGTTCCAGCTTCGCATCGATCTATATTTATTTTTTTAGGCTCATGCTTACCATCTGACCACATTAATAAATTATCTAAAATATTTATAGATGCTGAAGGAATTAAATTTAAAGAACTAAAAGTGTCACCATTATAATAATCAAATTCTAAAACTCTTTGCGGATAAATAAATTTAAAAACAATGTTTGCAAGAGTAAAATCAAAATTTGTAGTGTTAGATAAATATAAGATATTTAAAGTAGTATCTATTTTTGTTATTCTTATACCGCTTAATGCTGCACCTCCGTCTGGCTTTTGGACATATATTTCCATACCAACTCTATATTTAGAAGCGTTATCTACGGTTAATGTGCTAATATAACTACTGCCATCAGGTATAGCGTTTTGTCCAAAAACGCCAGATGCTGTATTTGTAATTGCAAATTTGTCTATAAAAATAAATTTTCTACTTAAATCTTCATTTTGACCTTCTACTCCAACTTCAACTATACTGTCTACCCAAATAACTTCTTCAGTTATAGTAGATGGATCAACACCATCTAGTATACCATCTATAGGAACTGGAGCCGCTGTAAAGTAATAAGTTTTATTATTACCTTCATCAGCAGCGCTAGCTATAATTTTAGAATTATTGTTATTCCAAGTTGTTGTTGAAGTTTCAGTTACTTCTGAGTTACCTTGTATATTTTGAACAACACCAACATTACCCACGCCAGTCGTAGCATCAGCATCAGACGTAGATATCTGAATATTCATAGCGTCTCTATATTCACCATTAGGAACAATTCTTTCATCAAGATCTTTGTTCATTTTGGCCTTTGAAAAATAACGTTTTATCTCTGGCATAATTATTTAATTTGTTTACCCATACCTTTTACTACTTGAGTAAATTCTTCTATTTTAATATTTGATAATCTTATTTTTGCTTTTCTAGTTTCAGCAAACTTTTCTTTTTTAAATCTTTGTACAATGTACTCAGGTATATTAGATCTACCAGAAAGTACGCCATACATTATATGTTTGTAACAAGCTTCTTCACAAAACTTATGTATTACCATTTCTTCATCAGTGCCAAGTCCATCACTAACGTAATGCAACACAATTGTTTGACCAGATAATGCAGAACCAAAATGTATTTTACCTCTTAAATTATCTATATAAAAACTACCGTTCATCTGTGAAAGCTCTGGCTCTAATCCATATCTTCTACCTTCTACAGATATTTCTACATCTGATGCGTAATTAATATCATACAAGTTGTAATTAACAGGACTTGCGTCTTGAAAATTAGATAAAGTATCGCTAGGAGTTTGTTCTACTAAACTAAATGTTGATGAATCTCCTCCTGAAACATTTGAAAATGCCCACGAGTTGTTATCAGCGGTTGAAGTAGCAATTAAAGCTTCGGGTGACGTTATGTGTGTAGACGATACTGTGCCAATAGCCATTGAAGCTGGAAAAAATCCTATTTGCTGATTTGGTCCGCCTGGAACGTAAAAAACCGGCTCAGTGCCTCCATCAAATTTATTAACAGCGGTTAAAAGATCACCAACTATTTCTGTTGTAAATCTTTTACTAGTATCTATAGCTGTTTTTAAAGCATTTAATAATTGCCCTCTATTCATACTAGTAGTGTACGCAACTTCAAAACGAGGGCCTGGTAAACTACCTGCAGGATTAGCTCCATCATTAATATCGCCGTCAGAATTAAATATAAAAAACATATTTTGCTCTGCCCCTGATTCATCTAAATAAGATAAACTTAAATAATCTCCGTCTGCAATTCTAGCTCCAGCTAATGTAGTTTCTGTAGAGCCATCTGGATTTGTTTCAACTAAATTACCAGGAACTCTCATTTCATATTTTCTTTTTTCACTAGTAGGATCTATAGTATAAGTTCCATCAGCCGCTTGAGTTATAGCAAATGGGTTTGATGTATGTCTAGTTGGATATAAAGGCCTTTCTATACCATCACTACCAACTCTTGCTATTTTTCTATAGTTAACATAATCTTGTGGTAGAACCATTGTTAATGTATTAGGTACTTCTATTTCTTGAGATTTAAAAGATTTTAATACATCGTATGAAAGTTCTTGTAGTGCTCTAACTGCGTGAAACTGTACGTCTGTTCTATTAACTTTAGATATTATTTTGTTTTCACCTACATAAATATACATAAAGTTATTTATAATACTATCAAGGCTCACGAATTGATACGTGCCAAAATCGCTACCTTGATAATATGCGGCTTGAGTTGTTGATCCTAGTAATCCCATAATTAACTATTTTGTTCTTGATTTTTTTGTTGTAAAAAAGCTGCGCCTGTTTGAGCTATATCAGGTTGTTTAATTATAGTTCCAGATAATAGTAATATTCTTGAAACTAGCTGCTCTTCTTCTGAAGAAGCTAATTCAAAATCAACACTAGTATTAGAATTATACAAAGCTTTTTCATTAACTACAACATAACCAAAACTTGGAGTTGTAGGCTCTTTATAATAAGTAACAGTGCAGCTAGTACTATTACCTGGATCTGGTGTTATTCTAATTGTTGTAGATGAAACTCTAGTAAATATAGGTCTTGACGTTTTAGGGTATAATACTGATCCAGTTTCACCAAGAGAAGTAATATAATGTTCTTCTTTTTTATTTACTTCTGTAGCAAGATTAATTCCTACTTTTACAATATCTAATTTATACAAATCTGTTGGGAGCGTCATTATACCACTAGAAATGTTAGTATTTGTTTCTGACTTTAAGAAAGAAGATAATTTAGCTTCTATCATTTCTAAACTATCTGTATGCGTGTCATCATCTTTTATTTTAGCATTTGAGTTTTTTGCTTGATGAAAATAATTTTCATATATTTCATTTTGAGCTCTATCTGCTAATAAATTAAATTCTTGTGGTGTTATATAACCTCTTTGTTCTTTATTAGATATAGCTAAAACTTTTTGATATACACTGTTTATATTTACTGCCATTGTTACTTATTTTACTATTATATAGTTACATAATAAAGCGGAAGGTTAGCCTTTAAATAAAAATAGCCACCCGTTAAGGTGGCTATTAATGTTAGTTAATTATTTTTATATTAACCTTTTTTCTATGTTTTGATATATTTCCATGCCTTCATCAGTTTTAAACCAATGAGCTAAAGCTGTATATGGATGCTCATCAAAAGGAACTGTCATTAATTTTCTGTTTGTTGACCCCCACGTAAAGTATCTTTGATCACTTGATAGTTTTAATATTCCTTCTTCAACAGCTTTAATACCAAAGTTTCTAAGTTGAACATTATCATCATTTGCTAATTCTAAAAATAACATAGGATTATTTCTAGCAAATAATAATAAATCTCGTTTAAGTTCTTTAGAACTCATTTTAGATACTTCAGATCCTTTCTCTACTCTCATTATAGCCTCAGCTAAATCAATATCCATTTGTCTAGCCATTAATATAGCATCTGCTTCCATTTCTAATCTGTCAATTTGATATTCAGCTACTTCAACAGGCTTGTGTTCATAAAATATTTTGCCATTATGAGGGTGGTATAAAGATAAAAATTTTTGAAGCGTTGTTTTTTCTTTAGGTACAAATAAATTACCATCTCTAAATATAATATGTTCTAATCTTTGATCGCCTTGCATTTCATCAACAAAACACGTTCTTTGATTTTGACAATACTTTATTTCTCTTTCATATCCTTTTTCTTCATCAAACCAAAATAAATTAGAAGCCCTTATAGAGTAAGATATAGGTTTTTTTCTACTTTTTAAATAATATACTCTATCTTTTATTTCCCAAGTATTTTTTGGTTTAGCTTTTATTTTAGGAGCTTCAACCTTAGGTTGTTCTTCTACAACCACTGTTTCTTCAACTACAGGCTCTTCAACCTTAGCTGTTACTTTTTTCTTTGCCATAATATAATATATAATATAATTAATAAAAATATAAGGGCGATACGTGACCGCCCTTATAAATAAATAGTTTTACTTCATTAACATAAAGTTGTTAGCACCTTGTACTATTAAACATCTTTCAGTTAAAAAGTGAAGTTGCATTGCATCTAATGCAGACGTAGCAGCTCCAACAGAACCAGTAACCCAAGTTTTCATTCTTCGGTCATCAGTTCCTGAAGATCTAAATCTTACGTGTAAGAAAGGTCTCTTCATGTTTTTACCCATTTGTTGGTCATAAACAGTTGAAACACCAGCTGGAATCATAACTCCTCTAATTGCGTTAGCAGCGTTAGCATCGTTAATACTTCCTCTTGTAGCCTTGTCATTTAAGTATCTAAAGTCAGATTTGTAGAAGTCATAAGAACCTCTTCTAAATCCTGAGAAACCTAAGTTTAATGCCATGTCTTCGTCGTTGTCAAATACTCCATAAGAAGTACCTCCAGCTCCGTAAGAATTCATTGAAGCAAGCATATCATCTATAGCTAAACTAGTAGCTCTGTTAATAAACATCATGTATTCTTCAATAGCTCCTTGCTTGTCAAACTCAGCTAGTATAGCATCAAACTCTGCTAAATCAGTAGCAGCATTAACACCAGTCACACCAGTAGTTATATTACCTCTATCTTCAATAGCAGCGAATAAACCTTCAGTACCAAACGCATTACCAGCTCCATTAATTTCTGTGTCAGCAGCTCCAGATACATTACCTGTTTCTGATTCAAGCATAGACATTTCAATGTAGTCAGTAAATCTTGCTCTTGTATCTGCTTCGGCTTTTAAATACCAAAGATAACCAGATTGACCTTGCTCAGCTGAAACTTCAACCCAACCAATTCTTGAAGCGTCTGATCCAGATACTTCATAATAATCTTTCATAATAATTGGTTTATTAGTAAAAGATTTAAATCTTGGTTCGTTTGCGCCTCTAGTATCAGTAGCACCAGCTGTAGCATTACCATATGTTTTGCCTTTACCAAACTCAGAACCATAAACCAAACAAGTAGTTGTTTGATCAGTGTTTAGAGCTGTAATAGTAGACCCATCATATGGAGCTACAGTAATAGTGTCTGTTGATACATTAACAACTAAACATTTAGTAACACCATTAGCATCAGCTAAAATAATAGTATCATTAATTCTAATACCGTGTCTTACTTCTCCTGTGTGAGTATTGGATATACCAGCATTGTCAGAATCAGCGCCATCAATATCAGACTGTACTAAAAATGTAGTAGAGTTTTGCATTTTACCTTTATAAGATAAATGTAATCTACCTTGTTCAGACCATACAACTTGATCAGCGGTCATAGCCTCTTCTGCTCCAACTTGAGATAAAAAACCTGAAATAGTTCGTGGACCGAATACTTCAGCTTCTTTCTCCATTAAGTCAGGCAGGTATTGTTGAGCCCAACCTTTCGTGTCAGAGCTCGTAAAATCGATATAATTTGAAGATAGCGTTTGCTTAACGTGAGCGGGAACGCTATTCAAATTAAGTCCTGGATTAATTGCCATAATTATAAATTTTTATTAAGTTAATTTTTCTTTCTAATTTTAAATGATCTGTTTTTAATATCAGAAGAAGATTGACCTAACACTCTATATTTTACGCCTCCAGCATTTGTTTCACCGTGTGTTTTTCTAGGATTTAAATCAATGTTTTTACCTTTAGCAACAGTGTCTTTAATAGCATCTGCTTTACCTTGTTCGTAAAAATGTTTAGCAATAGCATCAGCGTTCATAGCTGTAAATAAAGATTTATGATACCCAGCAGCGTCTTCAATAGTTGTTTTTTCTTTATTACTAAACTTATTAATAAAGTTACTAATATCACTTTGTGTTTCTTTTACTTTATTAACATCTTTAACATTAAACCTATATTTTTTATCTCCAACGCTATATTCAAAACCTTTGAAATTTTGTCCAAAGAAACTATCTGTTTTATTTAAAAATGTTCTTTTGCTTTTTTTACCTTCTTCTTTTAATCTTTCAGATTCATTAAAAAAATTAATAGCTTTTTGCTGCTCGTCTGTGAGCTTGCTTCCAGCTTTAATTTCTTCGTAATATTTAGACTTTTGCCTGTCTAAGTAGGCTCTAGCCTCGGCAACTTGCTCTTTGAGGGCTATTTTCTTTTTACGTATTGTTTTATCATCATCAACTTCTTCATCAACACCAAACGTATCTTCTAATAAAAAATTTCTTTCTTCTGCTGACAGATGTGATTTAGTAGTTTTATAATACTCATCTAGTACATCAGAGTCATCTAGCTTAGAAATATCTCTATTTAAATTTACGTAATCTTGTATATCACCTCCGGTATCTTCCATAAAGTCAACAAGCTTTTGTATGTTTTCTGGTAACGGTTTTCCTGTAGCTACAGCTTCTTCAACCGCTTCTTCAACTACTTCTTGAACTTCTTCAACTTTTTCTTCTTCGGTAACTTCTTCCATAATTGGCTGATCAATTACCTCTTCTACAACTTCTTCTACGTTTTCTTTTTGTTCTTCAACAACCTCTTCTTTTTTTTCAACAGGCCCTTTGTCTAAATCTACTTTAAATACCGTAGGATCTTCAGCGCTGTCAAATTTAGATTCATCTATAGCTTCTTCTATAGCTTCTTCTAAAGGTTGTTCGTTTTCATTTTGAGTTACCTCTTCGGTAAACTCTTCTTTAATTTCTTCTGTCATAATAAAATTTTATAAAATATTAAAAATTTAGAGACCAAACTTTTCCATGTTTGCGCCTCCGCTAAGTATATCATTACCTGATGATTCAAATTTATTAAGTGAATCACCCTGCTTTCTTTGCTCTATCATATTCATTTGATGTTGAGCTTGTCTATCAACTCTTGCATCTTTTCTATCTTCTTTCTTATTTTCCTTTTCATTACTTGAGTTATTTCGCATTGCTTCTAATTTAGCATTTAAATCAAATTCAAATTGCATCAACTGCTTTTTAGACTCAACTTCTTTTTGTAAATAATTAATTTGTAATTGATTTTTAGTTTGCTCTAATTGAGTTTCAGCTTGTACTTTAGCATTATTTTTTTGTATTTCTGCTTGAGCAGCCGCTTGTTGAGCTTGAGCATTAGCACTAGCTTGAGCTTGCATATTTGATTGTTGAGCCTGCTGATCTCTTTGCGCTTTTGCTTTACGTTTTATTTTTAATAACTGATTAGCTAGCTTTACGTTTCTAACATTACGCAAATCAATAGCATCGTCTAAATCAATTAACTTTTGTGATAAAGAAACTTGTATATTGTTTTCTAACATAGCTTTTTCTTCTTCATCTGGCATTAGCTCTATGAATATACCAAAATCATACAAGTGTAAGTTTTTCATTTCATCTAATGTTGCTACGTTATGAGAACCTAATGCTCTTATAAAAGCTTCTTTTGTTGGTGAGTACTCTATAATATCAGATATTCTTAACGACAAACATTCAGCAACCTCAGCTGTTAAAAACAACATTGATTGAAGTATGTGTCTAGTAGCTGTATTTGAATTAGCAGCTGCTAGTTTTTGTACGCCAACTAAAGCATTTTTATCTGGAGTGCTACCATCTCTAGCTTCGTTTAATCCCGTTACGTCACGTATCATTTGCATGTAATAATTGTATGTAGTAATTAAACTTTGTAATTTACCACCATTAACACCATTACTTATTTGTTGTATTGGTACTTTGCCAGGATTAGGATCACCTTCAGATGTAAAACTTCTACCAATAACAGAACCAGTTTGGAAAAACATATTTAAAGCTTCTTGCGGATTATAGTTTGTTCCATTACCTAAATCTATTTCAGCTAAACCATCAGCGTCTAAATAAACGCCATCTGGAACCATACGTGCCATAACTTGCTGTAGCTTTAAATGTGTAAGTTGTATCATATCAGCAAACGTAGTTATTCTACTAACTAGACTTTCTATTCTGCCTTCATATAATCTAGGCGCAACTATTTGGTAATTCATTTTTACTCTACTAAAATCAGAATCAGTTCTCATCATATTAGGACACATTCTCCATTTTAGTAATCTATCAGCACCTAATATATAAACACCTTCATATAAAGTTTCAACCACTCTTTCTAACTTTTCAAAATCTCCAGTCTTACCCTCAGGTGGATTAAATGAATCATCTTTTTCAATTACTTTTTCAGCACCACTACCTGTAGTTTTTAATTTGTAAACATTATTCATGTGCGTTTTATAATTAAAATATAACACTTGAACTTTGTTTTTATCTCTATTAGAAACATAATCTATTGGATACGCGTATTTATCTAATAGTTCTTTTATTTCTTCTTCTGTTAAATCTGGAAACTCTTTTACTAATTCATTTATAGGTAATTCTTTTACTTCACCTACATAATATATATCTTCAAAATAAGGTGATTCAGTATGAGAATAAACTAAATCAGCTGGGTCTACATATTCAGCTTTTGCGCCACTACTATAATCAAAGGTGGTTTTTGTAGCGCCAATACCTATAACAGTTAAATCGTATAAGCATCTTCTTCTAACTAAATCATAATCGCTACCTTCTAACAAAACGCTTAACGCTTGTTCTTCAGCTAACTCAACAGCTTGTTTATAATCTAGCTGCATATGAAGCTGTAATTCTTCTTGGTTTTGAGGTAAAGTTTCAGGATCATTTTCATATAAATCAACGCCAAACTGTTCTTTAGCCACGTCATTAAATTGTTTAGATTCCATATCTCTAATTATAGACTCCATGTATTCAGTTCTTTTTTGAACTCCATACTCATCTTGTGAAAAACAATTTATTTCATAATTTCTTTGAGCCATACCATTAACAACTATATCTACAAATTTAGGCACAACTGGTACTGGCTTCCAGTCTAAATTAAGATATGATAAATCACCATTAATAGATAATTCATTTTTATATTTTTGTATTGGCTGTTCTCCTCTAGCGTATAATCTTAGCGTATGAAAGTTATATTTATGGCTGTTATATTTAGACGTAGTTCCTGAAAACCACTCATGCCTTATAGCTCTTGCTACTTTTAAACCATATTCTTCACTTAGTTTTTCTATATCGCTAACAGCTTGTGAAGGAAAATGTATAGAGTGTTCTTGTCTCATATTTTATTATTAATTATCTGTGATGAAAGTCCAGTATTATTATATTTTGATATGGTTAAATTTAATGGTTGTTTTTGTTTAATAGGGTTTGGTCTATATAAATGTCTATTGCAAGCCATGATCGCTAAGCCCGAACTTATTGAAGCATCGTGCTTAGTTCTTCTGTTTATATCAAACTTAGACCAGTCGTTTAAAGTATTGTTAAAATACATAGTACCATAAGTTCCGTCTTGTAATAAACCAACGTGGTCATTTATATACATTTCAATAGCAGCAGCGTGAGCTTGTTTTATATCTTCACTAGAGTTTGGTATACCACCTATTTCTTTTTCTGCAACTGATAGTTTGTTCCAAACTTTATCTGGCCTGTTCATACTAAAAGCTCTATAACCTCTTCTTCTTAAATAATACAATAACCTTGGTTTGTTGTTTTCAGCAAGTAGCGGCATGCCATAAAAAGCTAGTGCCATTAATACATCTTCAAAAAATATTTCAGCTGTTTGTGGCCTTGCTATATATTCAAGGAAAAAAGTATTTGCTGGAGCATCTTCCATTGAAAACTTTGTTAGTCCATGCAA